GAAGCCGGCGTGATGTGATTCGACGAGTGCATCGGCGGCTCTCCGGAATGCTTTCTTGCGGGTTTCCGGCTCGGCGGCCGGCATGGCCCGCTGATAGAACTGCTCGCGCCACCAGGTTTCCGGCACCGACAGCACGTCCGGCGGTGCGCCAGCGAAGCCAGCCGCACCGGATGCTGCGATGATGTCGGTGAGGATCTCGAGCGCGCGCCTGGTGTGGCCGCCGGAGCCACGCTTTGGCCCTGGCCGCGCCACGGCTGGCGTCTCCTGGCCATAGTCCACGATGCAGGACGTGACTGGCTTGCCGCGGTGATTGGTGCCGAGTTCTACCACCTTGAGGGTGAAGTTAAATTCGCCGTCGCATTCCAGGTCGCGCTGCTTGGTGACGCGAGCGGTGCGGTTGCCGCCTTCGTCGGCGAGCACCTCGATCTCGGTGTCGGTGGCGGCCCGAAGCAGCGAGTGGCCGCGTGCGCCCTTGGCCTGGTCTTTGCCGGTGTGGTGGACCCAGGCGACGTGGGTGTTGCCTTCCTGCTGGATGCGGGTGCTGTTCTTGACGATGGCGCCCATGTCGTCGGGCGAGTTCTCGTTGCCGCCGACGAGGGCGCGCGACAGCGTATCCATCACCGTAAGCACCACGTCCAAGCCGGTGACTTCCTTGATTTTCTTGATGGCGTCCAGCACGCCGTCGACATCGCCGGATGCATTCAGCATATCGACGGCGACCGGCAGGACGGCGAACGGCAGCGAGGCGATGCCGTGGTGATATTTGAAGGCGGCGAGACGGTTGCTGATGCCGTGGCTGCCTTCGAGGGCGCAGTAGAGCACGGCGCCGCGGGTGGTTTCGCGGCCGTTCCACGGCCAGCCGCAGGCGACATGCAGTGCCAGGTCGGTGGCGAAGAAGGTCTTGCCGGAGGTGGTTTCGCCGTAGATCACGGACATGCCGCCGGAGGTGAGTAGGTTCTCGACGAAGTCGTTGGCGGTGATGACCGGCTCGATACGGTCGAAGAATACCAGGCTGTCTTGGAGTGGCCCTGTGGTCCTGGGGACGACGCTTTCACCTCGCGCGCCACGTAATGAAACGACGTTGGCAACGCGATCGGCCTCAGCGGATTGTTCATCTGCCACGACATCAGGCCCTCCGCTTGGTGCGCCACAGCGCGAACCGGAAGGCTGTCTCGATCAGCGCGATTGGCACGTCCTCAGCGCGACAGATATCGGCTGCGGCATGGGCTGCGCCGTGCCGATCCAGCGGGTTGGCACGCAGGACGCGCTCGGCGGCATCGGCCATGCGGCGCAGGACGTCGTCGAGGCGCTCCTCGATGATCGCCACCTCGTCGGCCAGCATGTCAGCGGCGAGCGCTTGGCAACTGAAGCTGTGGATCTTGGCGCGCTGGGCGTGCCAGGCGAGGTGTGTGGCGAGTTCGCGCTTGGCCTCGTCCTCGGGGTAGATGCCGCGGGTGACGCAGACGGCCAGCCGCTGCGCCTCGTGGCGTCCCCAGTGGCGGACGGCGGCTGCCTCGGCGCGTTCGGGGGTGAACAGGGGCGCCGTCATGGCGGCCCACGGCGCATGGTGGATGAGCATAGGCACAGCTCCGCTTGACGCGGGCAGCCGGCTCTGTAAAAACGGTGCTGCACAGCATCCGTCTCACATGCCAGCCACCAGCTGGTTAACCCATTACAGATGCCGCTCGGTTCCCGCCGGGCGGCATTTCTGTGTCTATACGAGAGTCGGGCGCGCCGGAAGGGCATCATTCCGCGGCCTCCAGCTGTGCCGCGCCCCAGGCCAGCAGCGGCGCGTCGTCCACCACGCGGGCATCAGCCATGGCGCCATACGCATCCGACAGCTCGATGCCGATCGCGTCGCGCTGCAGCCGGTCAGCCACGAGCAGCGTCGTGCCGGCACCAGCGAACGGGTCCAGCACGGTACCGCCCGGCGGGCAGCCGGCTCGGATCAGCGGCTCGACCAGCTTCGGTGGGAATGTGGCGAAGTGCGCGGCCGAGAACGCAGCCGGGTTCACGTCCAGCGCCAGCGGTGAGCCGTCCGCGTCACATATCAGGCCCAGGGGTTCGGGCGATGGCCCACGATCGGCGACGGGCGCCAGTTGCTCCTGGTACTCCGCCGACGTGCGCCCGTTGCGATGCACCGTGCCGTGCGCGCCGTCTCCCGTGTCCCAGCCGCCCGGTATCTTGACGCGGCGCATCCGTGGTGTCGGCTCTGGCGCGTCCTCCAGACTGTCGTAAAACAGGTCGCTGTTGCGCATGTTGCGGGAGCCGCCGTCGCCCGGTGTAACCGTTGAAGAGGCGCGCATTGGCGCAACCCCGACAGCGCGTCCCCATATCTTCGCGCCCTCAGTCGAGCTAAAGCCGTATTGCGCGCTCCGCTTCACCGCCTCGGCATCCCAGAAATACCGCGCGCTCTTGGTCAGCAGGAACACGTACTCCACGGCACTAGCCGGCCGATCGGTGACGCTCTCCGGCATCGCGCTGCGCTTCAGCCACGGCAGCATACTACGCAGCCACCATCCGTCGGCCTGCAACGCCAGCGCAAGCCGCGCCGGCATCATCTGCAACTGCTTGTTGGAGTAGGCATCACCCATGTTGCAGAACATTACGCCGTCGTTTCTAAGGACGCGCTTCACCTCGCGGAACACTGCAACCATCGTGGCGAGGTAGGCATCGGGACTGCTCTCGCTCCCTATCTCACGCGCCTTGTCGGGATGATCGGCGTGTAGATACGAGCGTAAATTCCAGTACGGTGGCGAGGTTATGCACGCGTGAACCGACGCATCCGGCAGCGTCCTGAGTAAATCCCTACAGTCACCATGAAGAAGCTTAATCATTCCACACCACGCGGAATGGCAGGGGGCCATGCTTCAATTCAAGTGCATGAACCGCGTTGCACGGCTTACACAGCAACTCAAGGTCATCGACGCCACGCTTGAGTTGGGAAATGCTGGAGTAGAATGCCGAGCCTCTGCCGTTCTTGAGGTCTTTCGCGCCTCCTCCCTCTTTATGATTGATTTCCAAGAGCGCAGGGTTATCACAACCACATCGTACGCAACTCACCACGCCGTTGCCTACCAGGAGCAGAACAGACTTACGCTTGTTTCTTGTGCTCAGGGTCGATCTATCTTTGGCGGGGACGAAGCCGACCGGGCTACTCCATCCATCTGCCGGCTTACGAAGCCTAACGTCCTTTGGCTTGCCGCAATGTGGGCACTTTTCCGTATACAACCCGGTCGCCGGCCTCCAAACCCACCAGCACGATCGACAGGTAGCAACTTGCCTGATCCTTTGCGGCATCATCGCCATACGGACGGTCTTGCGCGCCTCCATGACCGCCGCAGCAACCGGGCGGCCTTTGGCAACCGCCGCGCGGCACTCGATGGAACAGTATTTTACCTTCAGTCCGCGCCGCATGACTGGAGAGCCACAAGATTGGCACGGATAGCGTTCACGTTTTATTTTAGGCATTCCGTATAATAACGGAATTACTGCCGCCGCTAAAGTATATTCGCGGCAATCACCCGCTAACAGCTTGATGCTCATGGCGCCCGCTCCGCGCCGGTGGGCCGATCGCGATCCGGCGGGCGCGCGTCGCGTTCCGAGAACGTCAGAGTACCGGATCCGCAAGCCCCCGACACATGCCACGTGCCAGCGAACTCGGAACACGTACCGCGCCACACGCCACGCTCTGCGTGCAGCACGCCGCTGCCGACCTGGACGCGGCCGTCGAACAGGTCGACGCGCAGCCGCGGCGCCTCACCGGCCGGTCCACGCACCCGCTGCGTGATCACCTGCGGCTTCGCCGGGTGCTCGGCCAGCACGCCCACGCCGAGGCCATCGCGGTTCTGCAGCGTCACCGACAGCGCGGTCATGACGGCGAGCCTCCGGTCCAGGCGAACAGGTCGTACTGCTCCGGCCGGTGCCGCGGTCGACGCAGCGACGGCGGCTTTTCCCAGATGCGGAACTTGGCACCCATTGCTTGCGCTATCGCGATGATGTCCTCGGGAGGATTAGGCAGATCGCCGAGCACATCGAAAGCTTCGACAGCCCACACCACCGCGCCGCGCGGAAACGCCTCAGCCTCAAACCGCATCGGCTCACGCTCGCGCAGGATCTCAACCGTCTGCCATAATAGTTTCGGCGCTATGTCGGGCGACGAACGCAGCGGCCAGTGTAGATGCACAAGCGCCAGATCCACCGGCACGCCGCTACCGTTGATCTGGCAGCAGGCCTGCCAGTCAGGCCAGTCCATCCCGGTGCAGTCGATCTGGTCTTTCATGTAGCGATAGGCGCCGCGCTTGGCCTTGACCTGCAGCAGCCGGGACTTACGGCCGCGGATCAGGTCAAAGAGTTGCAGGTCCGGCATGACGACCCTATGGCCATCCGGGCCGCTCACCATGGTGGCGCCGTCGCCAATCTCCGAGGTGTGCAGCACATGCCAGCCGTGGTGCATGGCGCGGGCTGCCACATGCTGCTCGGCCCACAGGCCGACGATAGCTTGGGACGATTGCCTGACGTATGCCATCACACCGGCCCAACAACGAACCCGAAGGCACCGAAGATGATAGCGAAGCGGTCGGCATCCGCGCCGAAATAGAAAAACGTCTGGCCCTGCAGAGGCGACTCTCCAGAGGGACGCTGCGGATTAGCAAACCGAATGCGGCCGAGCGTAAAGCACATCCGGGTCACGCCGCGGACGGCGCTATGAAACCAACCCGTGTCGGTGCAGTTATTGGTGACCATGATGGCCTGCGAAACATGGCCGGCGACGTGCTCCTCAGTCAGCTTGGTGATGAATTGGCCAATGAGTGGTTGCGAGTAAGGCGGGTTGAGCCACACGCGCCCGTGCCATGACAGCGCGAGGCCATCATCCTGCGCGGTGTAATACTGCGCCGCCTGCACCGTCTGCTGCGCTTGCTCGGAAGTCGCCGGGTCCAGGTCAATTCCACCCATGACTTCGCGCGCCGCGGCGATATATTCAGCCGGTGTATACCATTCATATTCGCCAGTGTTGGGACTGACGCGGTTAGGTTCTGGCTCAAGTTCGGCCTTGCGGCGGGCAGCAATGGCTACTCGCTCGCGATAGGTGTCCAAGTTTCGATGAGCGCCACGCCATCTTGATAACCGGCTGTCGCTGAAGCCAATCCTCTGCTGAGCTTCTCGGTTGGAAACCTTCCCAGGATCGCGGGAAGGTTGGTCGCCAGGCCGGCCGCCTTCCCGCACATTGTCACGCCACCATTGCAGGATGACTTTCTGACATTCGATCAAGAAGTCGATGGCTTTGTCTAAGTCCTCCCACCGCTCCAGCGCGGCAGCAGCGGCAATGACGGCCTCGATGCGATGGACCGTTTCGCCCATCAAATGTGGCGCATTATAGAGGTCGCGCGGGTCAAGTGTGCTCAGGTCACTCATGCTGCCACCCGACCGCGCAAAGGAATGCCCGCCGCAGCCACTGCATCGAGCGCCTGCTCGACGGTGCGAGCGATCGCCACCGGAAAGCCAGCGTCAGCCAAGCGTGGGTGTAACTCGCGCTGCGCATCCGACAGCCGTCCGTCACGCGAGCGCTTCAACTCGATCAGCACGAGATGGTGGCGCCAGAACACGCCACAGTCGGGCCAACCAGGCAGCGCGCCTAGACGCTTGCGACGCGCACCCTCGGCGGCTGAGCTGGCGTTGCGCAACTCCCAGGTGTTGAACACCGCATCGGGCGGCAACAGCACGCGCATCGCATGCCATACGGCCTGGTGCAGCTCGTCCTCTGGCGGCACATAGGCTCGCAGCCGGAAGGGTGCCGAGACCTCGCTCACCACCGGATCCCATGCTCAGCGGCGCCAGCATGCGGCCGGCGCACGAACGCCACCGCCCGGTGCGCCTCGCAGTACGGCCCCGTGCCGGGCACAGGAGCGTCGCAGAACCGCCAGTCGCCACGGTGCCCCTCCGGCCATTGGCAGCGGCTGAAAGTCGCTGTGGGCACGCCCAGCGCCAGCGGCTGGCACGGTACTGCCGCCGGCTTCTCGCCATACGGGTCCGCCGGCTTGCGGCGCGGCTTGCCCGCTCCGCTGGGCCGGTGATGCGGCTTGTCCGGCACGCGCTCCGCAGCCTCGCGCACCTCCGTGACGTACTGCCCGATCGGCGATGGCCTGGGCGGCCAGCCCTGCCGGTGCGCCTTGCCCACGATGCTGCTCTTGGTGCAGCCGTGGCCGATCCGCGCGGCGATCTGGCCCGCGCTTACGCCCTCGTCCCACAGCGCGCGGGCCCGCTCCAGGCGGCCGTCCAGCATCCAGCGGGGCGTCTCGACGCTCATTTGAGTCCGACTCGCATCGAGTCTTGCGCCGTGGGATTCGCTCGCATAGAATCTCGGACCATGGCGACGTATCTCCCCGGCCGCGTCCCCCGACGCGGATCTGACGCGTTACTGACGCTGCGGTGTCATGGCGGAATGCGTGGCTCGGACGATGGCGCGCGCGGACATCGGCGCTACGCCGCTTCTGCGTGGTCGCGGGCGGGATACAGATCGGGCCGCAGGTCGCGCGGCGATACACCCAGGATAGCGGCGGCCTGGACGACGCGCTCACGGGGCACGCGCTCCCACTGCGACACCGCAGCCGTCGAGATGCCGAGGCCCTCAGCTAGCCGCTTCGTCGCCCCCCGGATCTGCATGAGGCGGTCTAGGCATTGATCACGCATCCCGCATGCTTAGTAGCATTAAGCGCCAAGCGCAAGCCTGTCGCTAAGCATTTGCTTACTGCCGATAACCCGCAGAAGGCCCACTGTGTGGACGTGAACATAGCCGACAAAATTCGGGCAGCCCGCACAAAGGCCGGCCTGACGCAACGCGCCCTCGCCGCCCTTCTTGGCGTCGATAAAAGTGCTGTCGCTCAGTGGGAAGGTGGTGGTGGTGGTGTAGGCATCAAAACGGCAAATCTTGTGGAATTAGCTAGAGTTCTCGGCATAAAGCCGTCTGAATTACTTGGCGAGGCGACGCCGGCGGATCGGCTAATTCTTGAGGACATCGACGAGATTACGCTCGTCACCCTCTACCGCAGATTACCGAAACGACTCCGGGACATTCATCGACAGATGCTGTTCGTCCAGACCGACCCCGGACAACACTCGGAGCTCGCTGGCCACCCTACGGATCGTCACGAGGTCGCCGCCTGACGGTCCGCTAAGCACGTCGCTTAACTCCGCTAATCTTTTCGCTGGACTCGCTCGCTTAGTTGGGCTAAGCATGCCCTCGTCATTCGACGAAGGGCTTGACTGACCATGTTCGAGATAATCCAGAACGGCAGCCGAGAAGGCTTCGAGCGCACCAGGCACGTGCCAATCGGGTCGTTCGGCTCTGATGGTTGCGGCACCAACGGTAATAACGGGACGGCTCACAACGACCTCCCTGCAGTAGTTATCCACAGGCAAACTGCGGTTGCACCACTCTGCCACAATTCGAGCCTAGCCAATCGCGGTTCGCTGTCTACCGCAGATTCTCTGTCGGGAAATAATCGCAACTTTCCTGCGATTTGCGTGACTCCAGCGTCAACCGACAGTGTTTCCATCAACATGTCGCTTGCCCGCGAGGGCGCAGCCATAGCCGCCGCGATCGCGCGCCGCGAGCAGCTGCAGTACTGGCAAGACCTCGTCGGGGATGCGCTCTACGACCACGAGAACGGCAACCTGGGCCATCGCGGGCTAGCTGAGGCTGTGGTCGCCGCATTCATCGCCAACGGCGTCCTGGTTCTCGACCGATGAACGGCTTCTCTCAATGCGACTGCTGCGGACGGATGACCAACCGCCTGCACCATTGCGTGGCGTATGGCACCGACACCAGCGCCTGCGACGAGTGCTACGGCTATGAGGCCGAGGCGTACGACGAGCCCGCGGCCGAGTATCTCGACCCGGATCGCGCCCGCGAGGATCGCGACGAGCGGCTGGCGTTGGAGCGCACGCCATGAGCGGCTATCCCGTCAGCCTTACTCGCGAGATGCAGCGTGACCAGGAACTGCTGGAAGCTATTGCAGACTGGCGCGCATCGTGCGGTCACGAAAGTCACGCCCGCGACCGCCGCTGGGCCATGCGCCTGCTCGCCGCAGAACGCGCACGCAGAGACGCACGCCGCGCCGAACTACCTACGCCAACCCGCACCCAGTTCAGGAGGGCCGCATAATGCCAGAGTGCATCGACCACGCCGCCGGCCGCACGCACGTGCCAGGCGCATCCGACCAGCTGTATGTCGTCATGGCAGAGCAGTACGCCGTGGAGCTGCTGGAGGCCCTGAAGGCCGCAGTGGCCGGCGTGGCGCACTGGCGCGTGGATGCGCAGGATCTGCTGCGCAAGATCGCCAACGGTGAGTTGCCGGAACTGCCGCCGGAGTTTTTGCCGTGATCGCCACCCACGAGATCATGATAAAGATCGCCGACCGGCTGGCGGCCTCGCATCCGGCCGAGGCGATGAAGCTGCGCTTCTGTGCCAGTCAGGTCCAGTTCCTCGAGACCACGATCAACGCGCAGATCGCTGAGGCTATTGAATTGATGGAGGTGCCCGCACCGAAGCGTCCGTACCGCCGCAGGCCGCGGCTGGTGGCGACCGAAGGCGGAGAGGCAGCGTGAGCGATCAGTTGCCGCCTGCCGATCGACTGGCCGAAGTCCGCCAGCAGTTGCGCACGCTCGGCGAGCAAGAAGCGGCGCTGAAGGCGCTGATGCTCAACGATCCGTCCGCACGTAGCGGCAACGCCTACGTGGTCGAGATTTGCGAGGTCGAAACACGGCGTTGCGACCTCAAGGAGTTACGCGCGGCTTATCCCGCAGAGGTCGAGGAGCACACCTACCCCATCAAGACCACGCGCGTTGAACTGCGCGGGATCTCAGATGACGGCGAGATCGTGCGTATCAAGAGAGGACAGACAGCATGAACGCGGTTGTTGAACATACAAATGGATGGGTGAGCTTTGTCGAGCGCGCCATGAGCAATCCTGACTACTCGGTCGACAAACTTCAGACTCTACTGGAGATGCGTCGCACCGAAGCCCGTGAGGCAGCGCGGCACGACTTCAATCGCGCGATGGCTCAGGTGCAGTCGGAGCTGCAGCAAGTGTCCAAGGACAAGCCCAATCCGGCACACCGCAGCAAATACGCGACGCTGGCGGCACTCCTGGCCGAGGCGCAGCCGGTCTATACGCAGCACGGGTTCTCACTCCGGTTCGGCACCGGGCAAGCCGTGCGCCCCGACTGGGTCCGGGTAACGTGCGAGATTGCCCACCTCGGCGGCTGGTCGGAGCAACACTATCTGGACGGCCCGATCGACACCTCGGGCAACAAGACGCCGATCCAGACGATTGGATCGACGGTTACCTATCTGCGCCGCTACCTGCTGATGATGCTGCTTAATCTGGTCACAGCGGACGAGGTCGCCGATGACGATGGCGAGGCGTCGCGTCGCCCAGCGTATCGCGAAGCCGCCGCCTCGATGCCGCGTGGCGAGCGGGTCGCAGATCCCACGGTCTACGATGCGCATGGGGCTCAGACCCAGGCCCACGGCACGAAGCCGCAGCGCACCGATGAGCAGTGGCGCATCTGGTTGGCCAAGCTGCGGGACGCCTGCGCGGTCCTCTACCATCGCCAGGAGGTGGTGGAGGTTGGCGAGCGCGCCAGCGTTGGCGAAGCTATGGCCACTGGACCGGAGTGGGTGCGGCGTGAGATCAGCGGCATTCTTGCTGAAAACTACAAGCGCTTTGGCGAGGATCCGGAGGGCGAGGAGCCGGCGGAGATGGAGAACGCCAGTGCCTGACGAGAAGCGCACGGCCTTTGGCCCGATCGTCTGCGAGCGGTGCCACATCTATCCCCAACTCACCGACAGCAACTGGTGCGCCCAGTGCGCCGGAAAAGACGACGACCACCACTACCCCGACCGCTATCCGCCGGGCACGCACTGGGCCACCGACGCCGCCTGGGAGATCCTCGATAGCATCAAGCCGGGCGTCATCAGCGACGATGTGCGCGCGTTCCTCGCCGGGCAGATCGCCGGGCGGCTCATGAGGGAGCGCGAGGCGACCTTCGCGCGATAAGCGCGGTTATCGCGCGTGGGGGAATTATCCCGGCCTAGTTCGCTGGAGGCGGCGGTGGAGGCCGACCTGCGGTGCCCGCCATCAGCGCCAGGAGGATCGCAATGATGTTCTCGGTCAGCCCTTTGACCGTCTCCAGGGCAGCCGCCGAGTCCGCGATGCAGGAGGTGCCGAACACCCGGCAGGCGATGGCGACGGTGGCGATGCCGCCGAACACCACGAACACCACGAAGGCGAACAGGATGGCGGCGAGGCTGCGCACGTCCACATCCCGCGGCAGCCTCATGCCTCGGCAGCGGGTGCCGTCTCCACGGCGTAGAAGGCGTCGCCGTCGTTCATCGGATCGCCCTGGCCAGAACGGAACCGGATCAGCCGCTGGGTAGCCCGCTGGCCGACCCACTGGTCGATCACCCAGAGTCCGTCCACGACCTCGTACAGAAAGATTGCGGCGTGCGACGCTCCGTCGGTACGGTTCTCATACCGCGGCGGGTCGCCCCCGAAGGTGGCGATGATCGTGCCCTTGGGAACACCGGAACCCCGCACGCGCTCGCCACGCCGCCAGGTTGGGGTCGCCCCCAGCCCAGCGGCGTGTTTGACCAGCGCAACACAGTGTTGCGACTCGCCGACGTGTTTCCCGAGATGCTGCTCGGGATTGTCAACTACGTGCGGCACTCAGGTCTTCGGCTGGGCGAATGGCGGCAGTCCCTGGTCCGGGTGGACGGGCGGCCGCGGTAGTCCCTGGTCAGGTCTCAGATCGGCATCGATCACTACGTAGCGATACCGCACCCCTGGCATGCCGGCGATCAGCACCAGCGCCAGATACTTGCCATGCACGCCCGGTGGCAACGGCGGCCAGATCGAGCCGGGCGGCAGCGACGGCAGGTGTCCAGCGGTCGGCGGCTCACCGGGGAGGCCCTGGTCAGGGCGCCCAGGGAACGGCGGCAGTCCCTGGTCGGGGTGTCCAGGTCCCCCTGGCAATCCCTGGTCAGGATGCACCGGAGGTCGCGGCAGTCCCTGGTCAGGGTGGAGCGGCAGCCACGGACGCTCTGGCGTCAACGGCGGCCAGATGCCCGGCGGAGGGGCAGGCGGATCAATCGAGGGATATTCGGGGCTGCCCTCGTCGATGCCATAGTCCGGATCGACCGGGCCTTCGCCCTCCGGCAACTCCTGGTCAGGATGACCTCGCCGACTACGAACGCGCAGGAAACCAGAAACGAACGGCATGGGCTGTTACTCCTGTTGGGTTGAGTGCCATCGCTTGGTGTGGCCTGTGGATATTACGCCGCCGCGATGGCGATGGCAGCGGTCGTTTGTGTGAATTGTCCTGGACATTGCCGGGGAGTGATGCGATATTGCATCGCATGGACGGACCCCGCATCACGGTTACCCTGACCGGCCCGCAGCAGACTTGGCTGGTGCGCGAGGCCAAGCGCCTTGGCGTGTCGATCGGCGAACTACTGCGCAGGATTATCGACGAGTTCAGGATCGCAAAATGAGCGGCGACGTGATGGACGCCTTTCTGATGCGGCTCAAGCTGCTGGAGCATCACGTCACGACGACGGGCGCCACATTGGAGCGGATGGAAAAGCGGCTCGACCGGATCGACACCCGCATGGATACGATCGAAGCAAACCAGCGGAGCGACTTTCGCTGGTTGGTCGGCATTATGCTGGGCGGCTTCGGTATGACCATCGGTGGTTTCGCGGCCATGCTGGGCGTGATGGCTCACGGGTTCCATTGGATCTGAGCGCCGCCCGGCGCGATCGATAAGGAGGGGTGAGGTGGAAACCATCGCATTTGGACTAGGGATCATAGCGCTGCCGTTTGTCATAGGATGCGTGCTGGCTGGCATCTGGCACGCTACTGTTGACTAGCGACGATGAAGAACGCGAGCTCAGGATGGAGTGGCTGAGAATGCAACTACGCAAAGCGCCTTTCGATATGGATCTGGAGCTTCGCAAGCTGAAGCGCCAGTCGATCGCGCTCGGCCTATCTGCTGCCAGCGTTGTGATCGCCGCGTTCGCCGCCGGCGCTGCCGCTTGGCACTTCTTCCACTGACCGGCGCGATCGATAAGGAGGGGTGAGATGTTGTTTCTCATCGGCTGTATTCTGGTCGCGTTGCTTTCGGTGTGTGTCAGCAATCGACTGGAGACACGCGCTCTCATACGGAGCCTTCCCCCGCGGCGCACAGATGCCGAGCGGGCACAGGACAAAGAGCGCGGGCGTCAGGACCGCATCGAGCAAGCCCGCGTCGCTGCGGCCAATGCCGCCGGCGCCAAGGCATATTGCGAACGCTGGGGCTCGCTACCATCACGGTTGCCCTGATGGGAGCGAGAACGGCGGCGGCGGATCAGGAACGCTCTGTCCCAGCACGCCTAGCGCCTTCTGAACACGCGCGCGCGCCATTGTTCCTGCGAGGCTTCTGGCGCCTTCGCCGAGGCCGGCAGCTGCCGCATATCCACCTCCGCCGCCTAGCCACGCTCCCAGCAGGGGCGTCACGATCCGATTGCTTACCGCGCCAAGCACCGGAGCAACTGGGCTTCGATCTGCCGCCGTCGTCAGGGCAGCACGTTCCATATCGGTAAGGTTGCGTGAGCGATCGCTGGCGAGATAGCCTCTGATCTGAGTCGGCATCGAGCCCGGCGGCGCACCGGGCAACCCAGCCTTATAAGCCATGTCTTCAATGTCGCTCATCTTGTAGGCTTGTGACCGCGCCCTGCGTGCAGGATCGAGCGCATCGAAGCCAGCCTGCCCACCAACGACATCGTTAGGTCCGGCATTCTCAAAGTGGTCCCTGAGATCGGCTTGGATGCCCTGGATGGTGCTGCCCTCATAATTTCTGTCTGCCCGATATGCATCCGACGCCATGTCACCGAGCATTTTATCGTGGGCGTCGAAGTCTCCGAGGGTGATGGGCTGATTGCGGGCCGCGTTCAGATTGACTGCGATTTTGTTGATTGGATTGTTGGGGTCCAACCCACCTGACATCGGGCCTTTGGGCTGTAGCTTCTGGATCGCTGCTTCGATGCCCTGAGTGGCGTATTGCGGATTTACCGCAGCGCCTGAGTTCTGATCGACCATGTCATACCACTTCTGGGCGACGGCTTTCGCTGCGGCTGCGGTGGTAACCGGCTGCGGCTGGGGTGCAATCGGTGGCTCGATGTCGGTCTGAGAGAGAGGCACAAACGGCCGTTGGAGAGGGTCAGACGGCGCCCGAGCCGCCTGGGCCTGTTGAACGCGCTGCACATCCGCGACTGTCGCGCCACCACCAGGCACTATCTGCGGCGGCGCATAGCGTGGCCCCGCATCGGGTGATCGCCACATCGGTGACGGCGGAATGGCCGGCGGTGGTGCGGTCCTCGCGTAGCCGGACGCCTCTGGCCATTGCGGCAGCACTGACGTGACTGCGCCGGATAGAAACGGAATGTCCCGGATGGCCCGTTCTGGCACGCCAAGACCTCGGGCGGCGTCGGCGACGCCCTGTCCCGCACCGGCGCTGAGTGCCGCGGGAGCGCCGAAACCGGCACCCAGCAGCTTGCCGATCGGATTGTGCAGCCAGCTGTTGTTGTCTCCTGGCGGCTGCGATGCCTGCCAGGCATCATACGCCGCCCCGGTGATACGCCCCCACTCGTCGCCACCATCCGGATTGGCCGTGGACGGCAGGCTGGTAAACGAGGTGTCCATCACGCCCTTGGGCTTCGGCGGCGGCGTGTTGTCCCCAGCATAACCGGGCACGATGCTCTGTGCCGGATCATAGGCTGGCGGCAGTGACATTCTCGGAGGCGCCAGGCTGCTGCCAGACGATCCCCCGTCCGGCGTAAGATAGACATCATTCCATGCCATCAGTCGTATCCCTGCACTTTAGTCACTCGCTGTGGGATCGGCTTACCGTTGGCGTCGAGTTGGAAGCTGCCGTCTGCATTCTTCTTAGATTCGTAGGTCTGATACGGCATCCCCGGAGCCACGTTTTTCCTGACATAGTTCTGATACGCCTGATGCTCGGCATCCGGTGCATTGAGCGGAGGTGGTTCGGGCACCACAGGACCGAGGCCGCCCCCGGTGACGTTACCATTCTGGTCATATTTGACCGGCGCGTTCATCGCCGGCAGCATGCCCCGGTTGTCATAGATGCGCGGACTGTTCGGGTTGTTCGGATCAGAGCTGCGACCAAAGTAGTTCCCAGCGAAATCGGCTTCCTGCTGCACACGTCGTTGATACGCAATCAGCCGCGCGATCATCTCCTGCTGCGCCTGCGGCGTGTTGAGCTGACCTGGTGTGTAGGACTTGAGGTTCTCCATCTCAGGCACGCGCAGTGAACCGGTTGCCGCCGGCTTCAATTCAATCGACAGGTAGTTGCGCGCGGCCTGCAGCATCTGCGCAGCTGTGGCCTGCTGCTCATTGCCGCCCAACTCCCTGGGCAAATAACCCCGCAGGATACCATTCGGGTCGAGCGTCGCCGCCAGCCCGCCCATCGCGCCCTTGGGCAAGTTCTGCAGCTGCGTGGACATCTGCTGTAGAATAGGAATAACGGTGCCGGCCTTGGTGGCCTCGGTGTTGCGGCCCTCGATGTCCTTCTGGGCGATGGACATGTCAGCATCGGCCTGCTTCTGCTGCATCGTGACGCCGGCCGCGCGCTCAGCTGCCGTCTGTGCGATCTGCGCCTTGTTGGCCTCGGCCTGCCAGGCAATGGCGGCATCAAGGGCCTGTTTCTTGTTCTGCTGTAGAAATTCAGCCTTGTGGTTGAACGCCGCCGCAAGTGCCTTGCCGCCATCCTGCGCCAGCGATGCCGACGCGATCTCGTGTTGGATTGTGTCGGCCTGCCCGGGGTCAAGCTGACCGGCATTGGCATTGTCCAGCAGCGTCTGTATGTGCGGCGGCAGTGGCACCGATCCTCCCGGCGTGGTCGCCATGGTGGGGGATTGCGGTGCGGGAACCGCCGGCGGCGTGGTCGTGGCTGCTGGCGCCGGAGCACCTGGCCATCCAGGCTGCGGCTGGATCTTGTCGATGATGGCCTGCTGCGCGGGCGAGATGCCGCCGGTTGGTGCGCCAGGCCCCGCTGTGAGCGCCGTAGAAGCGCCTGGGGCGCCTTGAGCCAGTTGCTGGCCCTGCTGCATGGCGGCGACATCAGCGGCCACCTGTGCGCCCCCTGAGCCCGCATCGCTCTTGAGCAGCTTGCCCGCGGGGATCGGCGATCCCTTGCCGATCGGCGTGCCGTCCGGTGCCGTCGCCGTTGCCGCGGGCGGCCCGCCCTCTGGCGGTATCGGGGGCACTGGTAATGCCGAGACATCGGATGGCGCTGCAGGCGCTGGGCCGGTCGTGACGGCTGGTGGCGTGGGCGGCGGCGTTGCTGCTGTGGTGGTGGGAGAGCCACCGCCGGCCAGTATCCCAAGCTGTCGCATGCGCTGCAGCTCGATCTGCATCTGCTGCGCTTTGATCTTGGCTTCCTGCTGGGCCACACTGAGCATGCCCTGCTTGATGCCCATGCCCTGCTGCTCTTGCAGATATCCCAGCGCCTTCTGCACGGTGTCGCGCTGCAGCTGCTGGCTGCCGAGCTCCGACGCCTGCGCGCCCTGCAGCCCCGCCGCCAGCGCCTCGCCCATCGTCGTGCGCACGGGATGGTAGCCGGATTGCGCCAACAACCCGATGCCGAAGTTAATCAGGCTGCGATTGCCGGCGGCTTCGGCATCAGCGCCGGAGAGGTTGCCCTGGCCGCCACCAAGTGCCGCGCCAATCTTGCTGATGGCCGATTGGCTCTTGTCGCCCCCGCCGATGCTGGTGCCGAGCAGGCCGAGCGCCTGGCGCAGCTGGTCCGGCGTGGCCGCGAGCGCTGGCGTGGCGAGCACGCTCGGGTCTGGCGTCGTGGTGTCGTCGGCGGTGCTGGTGTCGGTGCTCGCCATCTGTGTCCCCCGTGCCCCCGGCGCGCTCATGGCCCACGGCTGGGCACCACGGCGGTCGTACAGCGCCACGGCCGCCGCGTGCTGGTCGTCCTTCGAGTAGTCCATCGCCCGGCCGTAGGTTCCGTCTGGCAGCTTCGGCAGGCCCGCCCAGGCGGCCGCCGTCTCCCACGTGCCGGAGCCGCCGCGGCTGGCGTCCTCCATCTGGTAGTAGCCGGACGCCGGGCCGCCGCTGGCCTGCGTGATGTTGCGGTTGCCGCTCTCGCGCTGAGCGAACCGCGCCAGATCGGCCTCGCGCTGCTGGAAATACGGATCATCCGGCGGCGTGGTGGCGTCCTGCCCGACGATGGTTGTGCTGGTGCCCATCTAGAAGCCCAGCAACCCCAGGGTGCGCGGGATCTGCACCGGCCGCGCGCCCACCTGACCGCCGGTGGGGTAGTAGCTCTGGTCGCGCTGCTGAAGCATCTGCACCAGCTGCGACAGGCTGGCGCGGTCGATCGGCGAGCCTCGCTGCGCCTGCGCCATGTTGATCTGCTGCTTCGTGGGCTGCGATTGATTGCCCAGGGTCTTTGCCGCATCCCCCAGCGCGCCCTTCAGCCCGCCGAGCGCGCCCCAGTTCATGCCGCTGGCTGGGCCGCCGGTGGTGCTCGTGTTCCACGGCGCGTCATCGACGTAGTTGCTCTGCGGATTGCCACTGATGGACAGGGGTTCGCTCCCCCATTGATCCATCGCGCCAAGGTTGCCGGTGTAGTCGACCGCCGCGTTGATCGCCGACATGGGGTCGTTGGGATCGTATGCCATTGCTTACAGCCCTATGGCGCCGAGTGCGCCGGGGAACAGGCCGCTGGTCGGGTTGAGCAGTGTGTTGCCGATGCCGAGCAGCGAGGTCGCGCCGCCCAGCAAGCCTGCGGTCGGGTTGGAATATTGCGTCGTCTGGCCGTAGCCGTAATTGCTTCCCGTGGTGTTGTATGGCACGCCCGAGAGTGACGACAGCAGCAGATCGAGGTTCTGCACCGGCCAGTCCTGGCCTTGGTAGAACTGGCCCATCTGCGCGTTAATGTCTTGCTGCTGCTGCGCCTGCTGCGCGGTGCCGACCCCGCCAAGCGCCTGGGTGGCTTGCAACCCCTGGGTCTGCTGCGCGTTGGCGATCGACGGGATCTGCTGCGCCGCGTTGATGCCGAGGTTCAGGTTGGTGCCGGCCATCTGCTGCGCTTGCGTCGCCGCGGGGGCGTAGCCGGCCTGTCCCATGCCGGCGAGCGTGCCGGCTGCGCCATAGCCCTGCTGCCCGGCCTGCAGCGCCGCCTGCGTGGCCGGGGTGAGTGCGGTGTTCCACTGATTGTTGAGCAGGTTGCCGAGATACTGCTCGCTGCCGAGCGCCGCCTGCGACTGCGCCACGCCCTCTTGCACGCCCTGCCGCGAGCCACCGAACGCACCCGCCTGATTGGCGCCCGCGCCGATGTTCTGCAGGTTCTGGTGCAGCTGCTGCTGCATCAGCTGGTTGGTCGGGTCGATGACCGACTGCGTGTATGGCGACATCAGCGCTTGGGTGTTCTGACCGATCTGCTGCGCCGTTGCCGGGCCACCTTGCAGGTAGCCGCCGAGCAGCCCCTGCGCCGGCTGCATGACGGCGTTTTGATAATTTTGGTATAACGAATTCGTTAGATCGTTAGTGGCTCCCGGAGTTTCCGACTGTAGATTAGGCAGTACACCTTGCCATTGATTCGCCGCAGCTTGATTGGCTGCGGTAGTGCCCCCTTGCAAATTAGCGATTTGTTGGTAGGCAGCCGTCGTTGCATCTGGCGTTCCAGCTACTATTTGTCCCGAATACGGATCGTACGGCCTCTGCGCCAACTGCTGCCCGGTCTGAACAGCACCCTGCGCCGCGCTCGACAGCCAGTCTGGTATAGACTGCGACGTACTTGAGGCTTGTTGTGTCGGCACTGTCGTTGTGCTGCCGCCTTTGCCGCCCGACACGCTAGCCCCCTATCACCGCATGATGTATAAAGCGGGACGGCACCAGCGTTGACGCGCCGATGCCGTCCCTGACCATCGTTCCCATGCGGAGGAACAGACGGCTATGCCATACAAAGACCCTGAGAAGGCTCGCGTCTATCATCGTGAGCACGCGCGCGCTTGGCGTTCCAAAAATCCTGAAGGGCCACGCAAAGCAAGCCGCAAGTGGCGCGCGAACAACCCTGACAAGACAAGCGCGAGTCATCGAGAATGGTGCGCCAAGAACTCTGAGAGGGTTGCTTACCTCAGACATAAGGGAACGGCGAAAAGGCGAAGAATACCGTTTTTGCTCACCTTTGAGGAGTGGGCAGCAATCTGGCAGGCCAGCTGCAAATGGGAGCAACGGGGCTTTAACGATCCTGAGAAATACTGCATGGCTCGCACCGGAGACCAAGGTCCCTATGCTGTCGGCAACGTGCGCATCTGCACGAACGCAGAGAACTTTGCGGAAAACGATGCAAAACGTCGTGGCGGCACGAGGAGCGAACAATCCCGCGCTCGGATGTCCGAAGCTGCGCAAAGGCGCTGGGCGCGTCATCGCGCCACCAAAGGCTTATGAAACGACGGAAGCCAGGGTACCCAACCTGTGGGAGCGGCGGCGCGTCCCCAGCCTTTCCGACCCATCGCAACGGCCTTCGTGCAGCCGCGTTCGATCGCATCCGCAAGAATGTCGTCCTCGAGTGCGAGACAGTGCTTCAGTTCCCCGGCTATCAGCCAGAAGCGCACCGCCTTCATCTGGGGGTATTCCTCGATCTCGCTGACGATTACGCCGGCCTCGTTTTCCCACAACTGGGCTCTGCCCTCCTTGATGAGGTCGACCACATCGCCGATTGAATGCGTGCCGCCACCCCACTCCAGCGCCCGCTGTAGCCGGGCCAGTTTCTCGCTGCCGGTCATCGCGGCACCGCCGCCGTCGAGAGCGCGCCGGTGGCATCCACGCTCAGCCTCCACGTGCTGCCGTCCGGCGCGATCAGCATCACCGCGCTGTAGGTTGGCACTGACGTGCTGTCGGCCTTGCGGCTCAACGCATCGGCCACCATCGCGAACTTCTGGTCGTCGGTGCCCGAGAACGGCGCGACAAACGGGGCGGGTGCGTAGGCCATCAGCGCTTACCGCCGGGTTTCATGATTAGCCGCGGTCGGCCGATAGTGAAGTCGCCATCATACAGCGCATCCATCCGCATCTGCGCGGTGCGGCCCGACCATCGCATGTCCATCAATCCGTTATGGACGACGGTATAAGTTCCGGTGTCGAACTCGCTGGCCTCGTCGTAGGGGTTCTCGCGCACGGTGAACGAATAGCCGAGCATGTCGTCCACCGTGCAGGCGGCATCGAACACCAGCTGCGTGACGTTGTAGCGTTGGTCGCCCTCGCCCAGGGTGATCGCACCGCTCTGGGCGTAGACGGTGCCGTTCGGTCCGCGCGGCGTGCCGTTCTCCAGCCAGCCATATTCATGCAGATAAAGCGCGCCACCGCTGCCGAGCGGGCCGCCCATGATCGGATAATCCATGGTGCCGGTTGGATCGCCCGCAGTGCGCGTCCGCTGCCCGATGGTCCAGATCCGCGACGCGACCACCGCGCCGAGCTGGTTCGCGGTGACCCCGATATTGACCGCGACATAGCGGTTGCACTCGGTGCTGCCCTCGTCCGGCCAGTCCCACCACAGTTCGGAAAAGCTCGGGTTGGGGCTGCTGAACACGCGGCCGACATAGGCGCGGTTGAGCAGCGAATAGAACCAGTCGCCGACATCGCAGGCGATCGGCTGCACGCTGCCGGCCCACGCCCAGAAGGTCTGCAGCCCCGGCCAGATCACCGTGGAACCGATCGCCACCGGCGCGCGCCGGGACAGGGGTCCACAGCCGGACGCGATCTGCACGATGCCGTAGGCGTAGGGTGGCCCGACATACTGCATCAGATGCAAATCGTTGGCGGTGTAGATCAGGACGCCCTGACTGACCTTCACCCCGGTCATGACATATGATTGCGTCTGCAACCACTTGCTGCCGGCGAGGTTGGTCACCGCCGGTGCCCAGACGGTGTAGTCCTCCTGATCGGACCAGGCGATGTTGCGCGGATCACCACCGGCGCCGAGCAGCACCGCCTGGCGCTGATCGGTCACGATCACACCGCGATTGAGGATCGGCGCGTTGGGCACGATGGTGGGCAGTGTGGCGGGCGCGGTGGGCGACCAGTGATACAGATGGCCGTCCTGCGTCGGCACGAACAGCAGATCCTGGCCGAACGTGTCCATTGACCACTTGTCGCCCTGATTGGCGGACACGTCCTCGACGCCGATGTCGGCGGGGTCACGCGCGGTGCCGTAGGTGCTGGTGCCGTAATCGCCAAGCCCGAAGCCGACCAGCGGGCCGGGTGGATCGAGCGCACCGACCCCGGTAGGGGTGATGTCGGTGAGCACCTGGGTATCAAAGCGGAACACGTAGAGTTTGTCGTCGGTGCCGACTGCGGCCCAGCGGATATTGCTGTTGTCGTGCCAGGTCAGCAGATCGCGCGGGTTGGTGTCGGTGATCGCGTTGGGTAGTGCGGCATTGCCGCCGACCGGCAACATCTGCCCCTGCCGCCAGCGAATGTTGTTGGCGTCGAACCACGCGTTGGGCGTGGCCTCGGCGGTGCCGTTGCGGCGTACGCCAGGCGGCGGAGCTTGGGCGACGCGCGGCATGTCAGGCGGCGATTGCGCGCATGCCGCCGCGCAGTGGTGAGGTTAATCTGCGTGCGGCGGGAGCGACGACTGCTGTGGTCGTGGCCGCGGCCTGTGACCCGGCGTAGATGATCTTGGTCATCACCAGCAGCGGGTTCTGCACCGGGAACCACGCACCGGAGCCGCCGAGCGGGATGGAGTGGGTATGCAGGCCATCGGCGTTGATGCCGAACTGGAGGTTGCCGCTGTAGGCGTTGTTGTGCGCGTGCGCGCCGGCGGTGCTGATGTTGTGGCCGTGCAGCCCCTGGGTGTCGGTGCCGATATTGTGCGCGTGCAGACCCTGCACGTCGGTTGGGTAGGTGGTGCTGCCGAACACCGTGCTCATCACCGCATTGCCGCCGAACGCGGCGCCAGTGCCGGTCGGCGGGAGGGTCACGTTGTGCTGGTGGTTGCCCTGGGCGTCAGTGCCGCCACCGTGGGCGTGGGAGCCCTGTGCGTCGGTGCTGTGGCTGTGGCTGCCCTGCACGTCCATCGCGTGGGTATGGTTGCCACCGACCGCGGTAGCCCCGCCATGGGCATGGCTGCCGATGGTGTCGGAGGTGAGGTTGATTGCCGGCAGGTTGGCCAGCACGATCTGCTGCGACAGCACGCCGGCCTTCTGTGCGAACGCGTAGGCGAGCGTGTTGCCGTTCTGGTCGATCACGGTCCCAGGCCCGACACTGAATCTGCCAGGAGTGCTGGGGAGCGCGAACGTAGTGCTGCCGTCTCCTGAGCCCCAGTAGGTGCCGATCACCGCGAACAGCGCCGCGTAGGTGGTGCGGCTGATGTTGCGGCCGTCTGCGATTAACCAACCTGATGGTGGATTCGGCCCGGCAAAGTCCACCACCATGCCGATCGGTGCGGAGAAGCCGAGGTACTGATCCAGCGTGTCCATGTTGGCGTTGAGCTTGGTGCCCCAGGTGTCGCGCGAGGCGCCAATCTCGGGCTTGACCAGAGCGAAATTGGTGGTGGTGGTGTCCGCCATTACTTCACCCCGGCCGGCGGGTTCTGCACCGTTGGCGGGCTAGCCAGATTGCCCTCCACGTTGTCGTCCGCAGTGGTGACCACGAAGTTGGCGGCGGGATCGAATGGCATGCAGACCACCCACCCCAGGGGGCCTAAGCCACGCCTGCGGCCACGCCATCCGACGCGTCGGATGTAGTCACGTCGATCGCCATAGGAGATGCCGGCGTGCGGGCGGCTGGTCTGCTTACTATAGAGCACGAACAGCGGCTGGCCGTTGGCCGGCACCCATTGCGGGTTGGCCTGCACGCCGCTGAACATCTGGCCGGCAAATGTTGGCATAGCGTTATCTCCTATAGGGTGCGGCCCAGCGTTCCAGCGCATCGACGCGTGCGCCCATCGTGGCCACCTCGGTATCCACGTAGCCCTTGGTCGCGGCGTGCATGTCCTCGGTCGGTTCGGCCGGCAGCTCCAGCGGTTCCGGCGGTGGCGGCTCGGGCGGCGCTGGCGCGGGATCGGGCACGTTGCCCGCGTCGCACCATTGTATATACGCCTGCCAGTCCCGGTTGCCGCCATCGTTGGGTATGAACGCTTCGTCGGCGGTGCGCTTTACGCCGTCGAAGTCGGTCACCAGTTGGTATTCGGCCATGGGGTGCTCCTTAGAGGTCCGCGCTGGCGGTGAAGTTCGTAAGCATTTGCCAGTCACCCGACGCAACCGTGTTGGCAGTTACCCACACTGAGAAAGTCTGAGAACCTGCGCCGATGTTGGACAGATTGGCAGATGTCGTGCCGTTGAACGCTATCGTCGGTGCTGCGCGCATTTGAACTGGCAACATGTTGGACGCGCTGACGGCATGCCCGGCCGATTGATAGCCGTTGAACAGCAAATTGCCGACCTGATAGAACCGCTGGCAGTTGGCCAGATCGAGCCGTGGGTCCAGCTTCTCCAGCGGCGTCGCGGTGCCGCCGAGTTCGAGCTGCACGCCCCAGAGGTTCACGGTGCCCGACTGCACGCCAATGTTGCCAGCGTTCGCGTTATTCGTTGCGCCAGACGAAAGCCACAGCCAAAGCACGTTGCTGTCATCCCCATTGGTGCCTAGCGTCTTACCGGCCGCACTCGGCATCGGGATGGTAACGCTGTAACGCGTCCATGACGGCCCAATTGCGACGGCCAGGCCTGACGCCAGCGCCCACGCTTGCGCGGATGGTGAGCCACCTGTGCCGAAGTTCTGTAGAATGTTAACGCCGATCTGATGCGCGGTGGGACAATAGGCGTAGAACGAAATGGTCACCGTCTTGCCGGAAAGTCGTTGCACGCCTTCAATGGGTTGTGTCAGTGCGCTATACGCCCCAGCGGTGGCGTTGCCGGTGATGCCCAGCGAGATTGCGTATCGACTGGCTTCGTCGCCGATCTGTGCCCGGCCTGCGTCGTTCTGTGCTGCTATGCCGGTATTGATCGTGTCGCCTGAGATATTCATCCGCCAGCGATCAGCGGTATATCCGGCCACCGTCCACGGACCAAAACCCCGCTGCAGCACATTAAACAGCCCGTTGTGTATATACGACCGCCCGACGTTATGTTCCGCCGCCGCGCTGCCAGCATCGGCGTATTGCTTGGTGGCGGCACCGAGCGGCGCGGTCGGCAGCGGATCGGCGGCCAGGATCAGCGGGCCTTGAAGGGTGCCGCCGGTAATCGGCAGCATCGCGCCGCCGCCGCTGCCGGGCAGCACGATCCATTTCGACCCATCCCACTGCCAGGTCACGCCGCCGCTGGTGAAGGTCTGGCCGTTGGTGGGCGATGCGGGAAAGTCGAGCGCCATGGTCAGAGATCCGCGCTGGCGGTGAAGTTAACCAACATGGTCCACGCGCCAGTTGCTGCGGCGTTGCCATTAACCCAGCAAGCAAATTGGCTCGATCCGAGAAGAAAGCTGCTGATGTTGTTGATTGTGTTGCCACTAGATTGCGCCATGGTGGGTGTGGAGCGCATCACCACGGGAAACAGACTACTGCCAAATAACTGAACGCCAGTCGTCGCATATCCGCCAAACAACAAAGCGCCATACTGATAGAACCGCTGGCAGTTCGCCATATCGACACGCGGGTCCAGCTTCTCCAGCGGCGTCGCGGTGCCGCCGAGTTCGAGCTGCACGCCCCAAAACGACACACTACCGGACTGCACGCCTGGATTGCCGCCCGCCTGGGAAAAGTAGAACCCTATCTGGGTAAAATCGGTGCCGGCATTGGTGCCAAAAGTCTTGCCGCTGGTGGAGGGCAGCACGAACGTCATCGTATAGCGGGTGCCCCATGCCGTTGTGATGGCGACAGTCTGATAGGCTGTTGAGACCGCAGCCGATGGCGAACCACCTGTTCCGAATACCTGTGCCAGCGCAACAGAGAGATTGAGCGCGGCACTTGCCGAGGCCCAAAAGCTCAAAGTCACAGTTTTGCCACTCAAGCGACGCACGGTTTCGATGTGCTGCGAAATTACTGTGTAGGCCCCTCCTCCCGCCGTTCCGGTGAAGGTAATGCTCAGCGCATAGATCGCTGCTTCGTCGCCAATCGAGGCGCGGTTAGCATCGCTGAACGAGGCAATTCCGACGTTCGCGGTATCGCCAGCCAACGCCAATTGCCAGCGATCCGCAGTAAACGCAGCGCTTGCCGTCCACGGCCCCGCCCCGCGCTGCGATACGTTCATCAGCCCGTTGTGCAGCAAGTTGCGCCCGACGTTGTTGCCAGCGGTGGCCGCGCTGACGGCCGGCACCCACGCCGCCGCGTGTCTGGCATAGGTGTTGGCGTCGTTGGGCGCGTCGGGAATGCCCGTCGGCTGGCTGTTGGCCACCACCCATTGGGTGCTGTTCACGTCGGTATACGACAGGAACATCTGCCCTGAGACGGTATCCCACCACAGTTGCCCAGGGATCGGCAGCGTGGGCGGCGTGGCGCTGACCACCGCGTTGCCGGGTGTGGCGTGGGTGTCGACGTAGTTCTTGGTCGCCGCCTGCGAGGCAGCAGAGGGGTCGCCTGACAGCACCAGCGCGCCGGTCATCGTGCCGCCCGCGATCGGCACCGCAGCCTGCCAGGCGCCACTCAGGCGGCCGTAGAGGTTGCCGTCGCTGGGTGCATCAGCGACCGCGTGGGCATCCACGTATTGCTTGGTGGCCGCACCCAGCGGGGTGGACGGATCGTTCGGCAGCGTGAGCCCGCCGGTCATGGTGCCGCCGGCCAGCGGCAGGAACTTGGCCGACGCGCCGGTGGTCGCCAGCACCGCGTCGAGGATGTCGGCATTATCGTTCAGCGAGTAGCCCCAGGTCTCCTCGGAGCCGTCATAGACGGGTTTTTTCAAACCTAAGTTTGGCGTAAGCGTGTCGCTCATGCTGCTACCTGAAATGGTCCCGGTGTCCAGACGCCCGGCGCGCACACATGTCCGGAGGTGTCGAACGTGAGTTCGAGCACCGCGGTGCCGTCCAGCGTGTTGTTGGTGCCGTAGCGGCCGGTGCCGTAGGTGCCGATGCCGTACGGTCGTGGCACGGTGACGATCAGGCCCGAAATCCCCGCCGGCGGAATCCGGATGCGGGCATACATCGGTGTATCCACCAGCATCGTCGCCGGCACCGTGGCCAGCAGATCGCCTGGCTCGGCCAGCGTCGGGCCGGTCCACAGCAGCGCGGCATCGATGCCGCCCCAGTCGCTGGCGGCGATCGGCCACACGATGGCGGCGCTGTTGGCGATGGTGATGCCGTCGGCGGTGAACGCGAAATGCCCCGGCACGCGGGTGTAGGCACCGAACGTAATCCGCGTCAGTTCCTCGCCGGTGTCGGCATCGCGCAGGCCGACGAAGCAATCGAACGGTGCGGACAGGACTGCCACTAGAACACCACCGCAGGCTCAGCGCGCAGCGGAGCGCCAGACATTTGAGATTGTTGCTGCCACAAATTGGCTCTGGTCACCACCTGCTGGAACTGCGCGTCGGCCTGAGCCGCGCGATCATCGTCCAAGCCCCAGATGGCACCCATCTTGATGAGGCCATACAGGTAGACGGTATAGAGGTTCTCCAGGATGGGGTTGGTATCTGCCGGCAACAGAAGTGGTTTCGGCTTCTGATAGTAGCTCATGAGTATCTGCTGCGGTACCCAGGTCGGATCTGGCGGGTCTGGTATGATTGGATGAGGGAGGAATTCTATACAATCCGCAACAAGCCTGTATGCAAAGCATGGCGCGGCTGGGTTCTGCTGGTAGTAGGCACTCGGGTACATTCCGCTAAAGTAGGTATAGGGCGAACTCCAGCCCCCGCCTTTCGGCGACCATTCGTCCTTTAACTCCAGATTGGAGCCGCTCGCGTTATCACGGATGGCCGCCATTGTGGCAAAATCCGAAGGCAGCGAGATGTACGCAGCATCGATGTTCTGCACCGCAGACACCATCTGACACCGCGCGCGGAGCGTCTCCGCGATCTCCGTTTCAACAGCGAGCGTCCAGCCTGGCAGCAGCCCAAGGCAGTCCCTTCTGTTTAACCAGCTAAGGACGTCATCCTGGAGCTGCTGCAGCGACGCCACGACTGGCTACCCGCCCGGCGGCCGTGCTGCCTGCGCTGACTGCTGTGCCTGCCACGCGGCTATTTGCTGGGGCGTCCAGCTGGTTCCCGGCGGCGCTGGCGGCGGCTGTGGCGGCGGATGGTGGATCTGCGGCGCCGCGCGCGGCGAGGCCGATGGCGGCGGCTCCTGGCCCTCCTGGCCGCTCACCGGCACCTGCTGGCTGGCGACCACATCGGGTGCGGCCTTGCGTGCCGCCTCACCGGCGGCCATTGCAGCGGCGCGCAGCGCCTCCATCGCGCGCGGCTCCTGCATCTGGCCGTACAGCCGGACCAGCCGCACCGGATCGATGTCGTCGAACAACACGGGCGGGGCGAAGTTCGGCACCTCGGTCTCGGGCGTGACGCCTGGTGTGGGCTTCATCTGCGCGAGCGGGCGAGCGGTCGTGTCGGTGGCTGATGGCATGTTATTCGCTCCGTTGTTGGAGAGTTTGAGATCGAAAATCGGCAGACCGCTCATGACGAGCGGGTTGCGGCGGTAGTCGTCGATCCATGCTCGGTCTGCAGCGATGGCCTCCGACATCACAGTCTCCTGGCGTTGTCGGTACGGAACAGGCGGGCTTCGCGGCTATCGAGCCACGCGTTCATCGCTTTGGGGTCTTTCGCGATGCCGAGCCGCATCAGCCGCTGCCAAATTACGAGCGGGATGCGCGCAACGTGCGTCACGTCACGCCGCACCAACGGGTCGTAGGACGACGCGATGGCTTTGGCGGACTCAACGATGGGCTTGGTGTTCTGGCTCTGCACGATCACAGGCAGGCCGGTTTCGCCGTCGGTGAACACCTCGGTGGAGCGCTGGGTTGCTTCGTCGTAATTCTCATACAGGGGGATATCGCTACTCATTGAGCGTTATCCCTGATATAAGCGGGGCGTTGCTGGCTCATCACAGCCAACAGCGCCCCTGACCCTGATCCTGTATGAGAGGACCGAAGGCTATGCCATCCAACGATGAAGACGCCCTGCGTGCAATCACAAACGCCGGTAGCAACACCTGGCGGCGAGCGAACATCGAGCATAGGCGCGCATATGCAAATACGTATAACGCCGCGCACCGCGAGGAACGCGCCGTCTACATGAAAGAGTGGGAAGCTAAGAACAAGGAAGCCCGGCGCACCTATCGGCTCAACCGCTACCAAGAGAACAAAGAGAAGCTCAGTAAACAAAGCGAGGCGCGTGTTACGGCCTGGGTTGCGGCAAATCCAGAAGCACGTAAGGAACACCAGCGCCGCTACCGCGAGAAGAACCGCGAGAAAATCCAGCAGTACAGCCACGATTACATTCGGGACGAAAACGGCGAGATCAACGCTCAAGAGAAACAGCATCAGGCACGCCAGCGCGTCCAGCGTGCCGTCGACTTGGATACGTTGGCAGGACGCCCGCGGCCTGAGGTCTGCGAGATCTGCGGCGGAGCACCCGACAAGGGGAAGGTGCTGCACTTCGATCATTGCCACACCAAGGGACATTTCCGTGGATGGCTCTGCCGCAAGTGCAACCTGGCGTTGGGTAACGTAGAAGACAATATCCAACGCCTGGAGCAACTCATCGCTTACCTCAAGCGCGACGCCGGCGCCTGAGTTTCTCACTTCTGGGTTGTAGACTGTTGAAATCATTACTGATTTAGATCTGCAATCCAGGCGTGCGACTTCGGTGCTGTAGGGCGCAAGCAGCCCTCGAATACAACCCCGCCTTGCGAATTGTCGCCCGTTTGGGCGTAATCTTGCTGAATCATATCGCGCTCAGGTAGTGGTGCCAGTTCGATGTAGTCCGTCGACACCAGCAGCATCTGATGCGGTGGGCAGAACCGGTCGGGTGCGAGTTGCAGCGTGCCGAAGTCGGTGCGGAAGACATCGACCGCCCCCTGGATGGTCATGGAGTCGCGCGGTGATGCGGTGACGATGTTCTGCGCGACGATGGCGTTGTTGGTGCCGCCCTGCGACAGCGTGGCAAAATAGAGTTTCACCGAGCCTGACATGATGCCGAGGTCGGGCTTGCCGCCGGCCTGCCAAGCTTGCTGCATGGCGGTCTGCACGTGGGCGAGATCGAGATCGTAGAGGGTGCCTGCGGTGCCGGCATTGGAGCCGTCGCCGATCGGCATGACGCCTGCGCCTGCGCCGCGTGCGCCGTTGACGCAATAGGTTGGCAGTCCGGACATATGGCGCGGATCGGTGACGGTCTTTACCAGCGGGCTGGTGATGGCTAGCTCAAGGTCGCGCTTGCACTCCATGCCGCGCAGAATCATTTGCCTATTGTATTCATCCTCGCCGCCGGCCACGTCGACCACGCGCAGAGTGTTGGACACGCCGACGGTGTGGGCGATGATCTGGCAGACGTTGTTGAGCCGCACCGGCTTGAGCACCACCTGCATGACGGCGGTGAAGCCTTCGGGCTGGAAGTTGTCGTATGCGGGGTTGAGTTCCTGGACCAGCCACTCGGTGAGGGTCTGCGATGCACCTACGCGGGCGCATGCGCTAACTAATGGTGTCTCATCCGGATCGATACGGTAAATGATATTTGCGAGGTCCTCACGTACACCAACAGCGCCGGTCTCGATGTAAGTGCCTGCGGGCGCTGAGCCCATACTTGCAAGAGCCATTGAAGCCACTCCATTGCATGCGCGCGTGCTTCAATGCACTAGCGCGCGTTGAACCGATGGGATTGGTTCGCAATGGTCAGTGACTGTCGGTCTGTTCAGCCCGTCACTCGGGACATGGCGTTGCCACTCCGAGGCGTCTGACGACCGGCGACATCAGGCCAGCGACGGCACGGGGCGCGCGGCGGGACATGAACCGGGCCATCAGGGAGGAAACCGGGTGGCCGGGCGCACTCCGCCGTGCGTCGGTTGTGGTCCTACAACTCCGTCCGAAGCCGCGTCAACGGCTGTT